AAATTCAGAATTTAATATATTTTTTATAGAATTTCTTAGTTGCTTTTTTTCACTTTCATTGAAAAATTTTGTTGGTGTTAAAGAAAAACTAACTCTTTGTTCTATGTTGATAAATTTAGATTGAACAAATTCTGGAATCACAGTGACGACACATTTAGAACGTATTGCATCTGTAATTTGTTGAATTTGTTGCGATTGGGCTGGATTATTGGGATCTAAATCAGCTGTAAAGAAAACTCTACCATACATCTGGGGAAATATTTCTTCACCACCAAAAACATTGTACTCAGACTGAGAAGTAAAAAAAGGAGATACTAACGCTTTAATATCATCCTTTGTAACTGCTCTGTTTTGTGATGAGAATGTTTTTGGGGCTACAAATTTTACAAAATCAAGATTTGGTTCATTCAATCCACCAACTGATTTTTCTACCAAACCAATTGAAATATTTCCAGCTATATTAGCTGGAGATACGAATGAATATTCAACAATATCATTTGCAACTTTTCCACTTGAAGTTAAATAACTTATATAGATTCGATCAGCAGCAGCATTAACGGATCTACCAAGTGAATTTGTCTTTCCAAATAAAACATATAATCCATTATTTCCACGTTCAAGATAATAAATATTTTGATTTGCTATTGTTTCATTTCCGAGATCATCGGCTAAAATCCATAGATCTTTATTTGAAGTTGAGTCAAGTTGTCCATTTGTTTGAACTTTTACCTTTAGACTTCTAATATCTATTTCTGGCTCAGCGATGAAAAATCTTTGATATATCTCATCAAATGAATTCGTGACATCAAAATCAACTTTAATTGTTTTTCCTTCATATATCTCGACGTTCTCCACATCACTGTCAATCTGCTGGTATGATTTTAATGTATAAAAAGAATAAATTAATCCATCTGGATTTTTTCCATAAAACTGTGCAAATTCTGGAATATCATCCAATAAACCAAAAACATTGACGGTGGCTTTCGCGGATGATCTGAAAGGAACAAAATAACCAAGTGGTTTTGTCAGTGATACGACAGAATCAGTTCTTTGGGCAGAATCCAGATAGACTTCATTCGACACCATATTGGCATAAAATGCATAATAGTACGTATTATATGCCAATACATTCAATAATGTCTGCATTATTGATCCCTCGAAATTGAAATCCTTCAATGAATCTTGATTTTTAAGATAGCTCTTTAAACTATCCTTTATTTCATTAAAGTTCAATTTTCCGAGATCTGGTGTTTGATTTGGATATGCTGGCATTTATAATCTCTTCTTTACTTAAAATATATCTCTTCCATATGTCGTAGCTGAAGTAGACGATCCTAGCTGCGTTGAGTCTCTATTTAATGAAACTATCATATGTTCAATATTCGCTGACTTGAATATTCTTGAAATTCCAGTCACCATCCATTTTCCACTTACTCTTTCATATTTATTTGCATAATCGGAGGATGGATTTGGTTTATTTATTGTCAATATGGTTCCTATTTTTAATTCATCATTTGGGAATATCATCATCATGGCTCTTTGTGCATTAAAGAGCATCATCTGTGCATTTCTCCTAAGAGGAGTCTCTGGTGGTGTGCTGTAGAATGTCGAGTGTGTTCTTATAGTAGCCAACAGATCCTTGAATTTTTCTCCCTGTTCTGGACAATTGCAAGAAATTACATTTTGGTCGTCGGATAAAATGCAACCAAGGTATTCTTCCCCGAGAACATCTTTTATCAGTTCACATTCCTTTGTTTTATTGAATGCAATAGCCAGTTCCTTGTATGAAGGTTCACGTACTTTTGGCATTACAGTCTTTCCGGAACATTCACAATATGGATCATTTGGCTCACATCCAATATTATTTACATATCCTTTCGGACTAATACATTTAATTCCTAGTTTTTTACAAATATTGGCTTCACTTACAGTTTGACCAAAAACAACAAATTGCGCAGAAAAATTATTGTCAAAATTGTCATATTCTGGTGGAAGAGTCGGTGGACTTACAAGACCATATTCAGTTTCTCCAAATATATCGTACATCCACACTTGATTTGTCAATAGTCCGGGTTTATATAGATAAAAGTCAGCATTAAATGCGTGTTCGATATCATTGCTGAATAATTTTTCTATATCTGGATTTAATGAATGAAAACTATCTTCTTTTAATGTATTTAACAAATTATTTCCAGCAACATCAGCATTATCATACATCAATGTCGTAAAATTTATAGATTCTAGTAGATTTATAAGTTGCTGCGATGATGAAAGTTCAATTTCACTTCCATCATTGCCAAGTATGCTATTTCCACCAAAATTTGTTATATCATAACCAAAGAACATTGTGTCTGGTCTATATCCATCCAATTGGTTATTTATATTTGCAAAATTTTTCAATGATGCATCAAGATAAACTCTTGAGGGAAATCCAAAATCATACCAACTTCTTCTTATATTGTAATGAGAGTGTGATGATAATAATTCATATGAACCATATTGATATGATCTAAATGATCTATCAAATATTTGTCTCCCAATTTTTACGATATCCAATGCTTGTGGAACACTTTTTGTTAAATCGTCTCCAATATATGGTGAAATATAATTTGTAAAGCGACTATCGCCTGTTAATCTAGAAGTGTTGACTTCTCTCACGGGAACGGTATAAGATCTTCTAGTAGATTCTGACCAATTATCAAGAGATCCAAAGCCATTACCAAAAACACCACTATCAATATAAGTCTGAGTATCAATTGTTCTAGATTCATCACCTAAAACATTTGCCGCCCAATCGTTATATTCGGTAAAATCATGGCCTATGTCGTAAAATAAAGAACCAGAATTTTGAAAATAACTAAACTCATTATCGAATGATTTCTCAGCCCATAAAGACATATCAGTAATATCTTTAGTTTTATTTTGTAATTTTAATTTATTAACTGGACTGTGCCACCAGTAATTTCCCCAATCTTTATATTCATTATAATTATTTTTATTTTTTATTTTCTTTACAGCAACATCAAACCCATAAGGATCAATTCCAATAACAGCAACATGACTTTGTATAGATTGTCTCCCGTGTGGACCTGGCGTTATTTGAACGATATATGGCAAGAAATATTCACTTCCAGCGTCTCTTACAAATCCACTAGGAAACTCTGCAAGTCTATCAAGACCTATTGGTTCAGTAAATTCTATTCGAACATATGAACTTATTTCTTCTCTTTTTATAGATGGTGGTTTTCCAGTTGGTGGTTTGAACGTATTAGAAATTCTTGTTACACTTTTTAAAGTTTGAGGAGGTAGTAGATAATCAGAAAACCTATATTCAAAAATTGGAGTGCTTGGATATATTATATTACTCCGTATTCTTATCGGTGTTGGTAAAAAAAGTGGTGTTTGACTATTAACATTTGGTAATTCGGAATCATCTTCAATTCCATAGTAAAGTAATCCACCAGCATAACTACCAAGAGGCTGAAAGAAAACAGGTTCAAGATCGTTATCATAGTAAAATGCATCTAATCTGTAAGCTTCAATATCGAAAGCATCTTTTGATGCATAAGATAATGTCACACCTTCATCATCAGTACCAAAAGATTTATATTTTTGATCATAATATGGATGATTTCCTGTTATTCCAATATCTCTATCATCATCGTCGTCAAAATATATCTTATACAGATATTCACCAGTTGTTCTTGGTAAATCTCCAGATAATCCAGCTGTAATACCATATCTTTTTGCAAGAATTTCATATCTACTTCCGCGAATAGGTTTACGTTTTATGGATTTTATATTCTGCGTCAGACATAATGGAGATCTTTTATTTACTATGTTTCCAGTTACGCCCGGATCAAATGGATTCTTTGATATATAAAATGCCTTTCTATTCAAGTATTCATCATATAAAGTTTCAAATTTATTTTTTAATGTATTTAAACGTTCTAATATTTTTTCCAGAACTAATTTTTTAAGTCTTAATTGTTTATATACTTTTGTATATTCTTTTTCTACTATTGCCAAAGCAATAGGATCCAAGCATGTTGTGCACCAAGCTACCCCAGAATCTAATATTTCAGATAAAGTTTCTGAAGATTGATATGCATTAGTATCCAATTCATTTGGAGTTTTGTCAAAATCTGAAATTAAACGAACTGTTCCAAGACTTAATCTAGCTGATCCTCTAGCCACTGTACCAGGAGATCCAGGAGTATCTGGATATCCAACATCAATATTTTCGGTGGTTCTAAGGTAAGGTCCACCTATTAATTTAGATTTGCTGCATTCATATAACCATGATGGTTTCTGAAAAGATAATTCCCATGATTCCTTCTCAGATAATTTTGGAGCATTGCAAACCTCAAAATAGCTACAGAGAAAATCATCACTTTCTATAAATTTTCTCATTGAAGAACAATATGAATATGCAAACAAGACTCCACTAAATCCACTAGAAATGACTTGTCCATTCGAAACAGTGTCTCGTCCTCTCGGTATCTTAATCAAATAATCAGCATAACCATTAAATTCGGGCTTACCATATATCATTTTTTCCGCTGTGTCAAATTGTAAATTTACATACAACGGCAATTTTTTCATAGGAGTATAATTTGGATAATCGTTTACACCTGGTTCATTATAAGCATCAGTTGGACAATTATCTGTATGTACTCCAAAATAAAATTTTGCACCACGTGTGTATAAAGCGTATGGATTTTCACCCATATCATCTAAGGTATTAGATCTTTGTTTTATATAATGAAACGCTGATGCATCTCCATAATCGTGGTCATATGGTTTAATGCCTATTCCAGATCCATATATGTCTATCAGAGATCCAGCATAAATTTCAGGTACTTTTGTTAAATAATTTGCAGATGCATTTCTACCAGTGTTAAATGAATGATATGCATTGCCTACGTATGGTCTACATGAACAACTTCCAGTCCCTGGGCCATGAGTAGCAAGAGTTGGATTTTCATTTTCCTCTGGCGTTCTCCCTGCACCACCATAATTGCATGTCTGAATAAAATTTGGTGTTAGATTTTCATATGCTAGTTTTATTGATTCTTGTTTCCATGTTGGAATTCTATCCACTAAATTTCCGATTCTATCAACCACTAAGTTTATATTGTTTAAATCTGTAGTATATTTGGCAATTGATGAGTCTAAATCTGCATTCAAGGTGTTTAGATTTTTTTTAAGATAATAAAATTGTTCTATATTTTGATTATAGGGTTCTGAATTTAAATCATAAGCGTATGTCAATCCGTTTGTGACACCAGTAAGACCACGAATAAAATTAACTGCGTCTGAAAATGCACCAGCTGCAACTACACCATAGCCTTCCACTTGAAGATTTCCAAAAATTCCAGTTGGACCAAAATAGTAAACATAATCGCCTGGATTATTCTGAATATTTGCTATGATCGCTTGATCTGCTGTTCCACCAAGTTGATTTGTACAGCAAGCTCCACATCTAAAAACTTCCCATTTTCTCTTTGCATTTTTCAAATTTACATAATTTTCGCGATTCTTTTCTGAAGCTTTTCGTATTAATTTATCATATGCATATACTAATTCTGGCTTTACTTGATCATCAATATCGTATTGTGTTTGCCATACCACATTGGATAATCTAGTATCAGCTGATATACCAAGATATTCCCAATCGACTGGATGTGGAGTATTGTATCTATTTTTTGAGAAAAATCCGTAAATGTCGTCATCTTTTCTACGACTTTCCGGAAATTTAATTTCATTATCAACTATCAATTCTTCATTTAACACTCCACCAGATTCTATGTGTGGATATTCTCCATATGCTGTCATTCCATTATATGATATTTTTTGTTTCTTTAATGCAACTGTAGAGTCTACATAATCTGCATATGGATCAGAAAAATCTGGAGTAAATCTTTCGTACCAAGAAAAATATACATCTGAATTTATAAGTTTAAACTCATCAAATTCAGTTAATGTCTCAAAGCTGTGAATAGTGGTAGTAAATAACTCTACATCACTAAAATTATATGTAAAACTTGTTTCTTGTTGATTGCTGTCTGCAATTAATGAAGATATTGATCTAAAGTGAAATCCATCAAGATCCTGCCAGAAAAGGTAGTTTACAGAAGCACTATTCTCAGAATCAACTGCATTTTCAGACAAATACTGTAGAGTCTGTAATATTGTTGGCTGACCTTTTAGTTTTCCCCATGGATATGAAACATTATTTCTTTTTAGATAACAATAATTAAAAGTTGGATCAGCATCGATACTCATTCCAAGCTTTTCTTGAATATAAGAATTGAATCCAGTCATTGTTATAGACTGGCTTTCTTCTCCATCTAAAGTTACATTTACATTGCTATTACTTGCAATTGGACCAATAAAATTTTCATCTCCAAGTAAAGATGATAATAATTCTTTTGATATTATACTTTTGCTTACGAATTCAATCGTTATGACTTTTGTATTTTCAAGACCATTTTGAAATGCTTGATTTGCAAGGTTTACTGTATTTTTTATATTCGTAATTTCAAATATAAGGTTATTTGTAGATAAGACAGATCCAGAAATATTTCCATCAAGTTCTATTCCTCTTCGCTTTGATACAAAAGATATAAAAAGTTGATCAAATGTTTTTAAATTTAATTCATTCGACCAGTCTCCAACATCCTTAACTATCAAAGTTCCACTCATTAATGGATTGAATATATTTTCATCTATCGATAAAGATATTAGTGGAGATAAAGAATTAACTTCCCATGGAAATACATTAAATTCACCAGATCCATCTGATTTCTGTATTTTAATGGATTTTAAAGAGTCTACCGCAAATGGATAATTACCAGCCATATCATTCCTTTATACTAATTAATCTAGATCTTGTATCACGTTTTGTCATCAGTTCTGTAAATGTATCCAAAAATTTTGGTATCACGTCAATTGGGAGCATTTTTATTGTTCTAAATTTCTCATTTTTGGCTTCTATATCTTGCTTTAATGTAAAAGCAGATAAATTCACTACAGATTGTTGATTCATATAACGATATAATAACGATCTTCTAAAAGCATTATCATTATCAAGAGTATCATAAATTCCTGTTGCTTCTATGCTAATATAATCTTCCTCTATTGTTGCTAAGCTACTTACCAATTTCCATATTTGATATGGTGATATTATTTTACTATTTGAAGAATTATAAAAATATTGTGGTGAATTTAAATATTTATCTTTTCTCAATGCAGTAAACACACAAACACTTTGATTTGCTTCCCCAGCAGAAAAACTCTTCAAAAAAGGTAATAAAGTTAATGTATTATTAATTTTTCTGAACGCAGCAAATAAATTATTTGGTTGAATTATATAACTAGCATTTGTTATTCGCGCAAAACGAAATTCATTATTATATGATGATACAAAACAATATTTTGTTGTATCTAAATTTCCAGCAATTAAATTATCAGGATTTAATGATAAACTTGTACCATCATTGACTTTTATTAAAATATCACCATCTTGTAAATTTAAATTTTCTTCAAAATATAGAATATCTCCGGAATATTTTGTATTATATAATTGAGTTAAAGTCATTCTAGACATTGGAAATTCATTTACTGGGTCAATAATGTCATTTGTTAAAGCTATTATCCAAGATAAATTTGCATCGCCATAATATTTTTCCGCAAGAGTTTCTATGGTATCGCTATCTGTGACTATTAGATCAAAATATGCGGTTGTTTTTTCTTTTAATATCGCAACTCTTCTGAAAATATCTAAAACATTTTCAGTTTTTCCTTTGATTGTATATTTTGTTAATGGAAAAGAATTAAAATACATTATCCAAAAATTCCTTCTGATGATGTGTTTTGTACCGCTGCTAATGCCTGTGATCTGGATATCATATTTAAAGATCCATTTAATCTGTATATTGGTTCTATTTCTACAAATTGTAAACTGATTGTTGTAACAGATGGTTTTAGTCCATATTTTGTAAATACAGCGTAGGAACCTCCATCTGGAGCTGATCTATTAACTGCAACCGATGCCAAAGAACATAACTGTGGATCTGTTAGCCATGTATAGTCAATAAAAGGACCAGTCCCAGGTCCAACGCCAAACCCCCACATGGGGGGATGTTTGAATGTTAGAACACTTCCACCAGTATAAGGAACGCTTAGTGCCTCAAATGCCCTACCTAGAGCAAATGCAGCAAACGAGTCATCGTCAGTTAAACATGGCAATACTAATTGAAATTTAAATATTCTTTTACTTGTTCCAGCATAGATATTATCGTTGAAATCTGGTGGAACAATATCTAAAAAATATCCACCAAGAGTATAAAACAATTCAGCAAAATTTCTAGCTACACCAATAGCAGATCCAACTTTACCTAAAGCATCAACTCCAGTCATTTTACCAATAGAACTTAAAGAGCCAGCAAGGCTATCGAATATTGTCTTAACCGGAGACTCGTTAAATTTATTATTCACACCGCTGGTTAGCAAAGTCGGTGCAGGAACATACAACTGAGCAAGCATTCTGGGTGGAGCTGGCATAACCCCATCAATGCTCCCACCGGCATTTACAAATCTTCCAGCAAAGCCAACATATTCAAAAGCTCTAAACTTTAGCCATAATGGAATTTCGTTTCTTAATTTTGGATCTAGTGGGTATATTTGTTGAACTAGCATGTTTTTTTCTGATAAATAATTTTATGGCGTATAAGAATAGGTTTGTTCCTAAAAATACATCAAAATATATAGGCGATCCCTCAAAGATTTTATGTCGTTCCTTGTGGGAAAGAAAATTCTGTAAATATTTAGATGAAAATAAAAATATTTTACGGTGGGCATTTGAAAAAATACAAATTCCGTACAAATCTCCAATAGATGGATTATTACACTTCTATATACCAGATTTTCTATTGGAAAAACGAAATAAAGATAATACCGTATCAGTCATGCTTATAGAGATAAAACCATATAAACAAACCAAGGAGCCTATATTGACAGAAAATACTTCTAAGAGAACTTACGCAAAAAATCTAAAGACATATAAAATAAATGAAGCAAAATGGCAAGCGGCAAAAGAATTTTGCAAAAAAAATGAAATAAAATTTGTAATTTTAACAGAAAAAGAGATTTTCTAATGTCACTATTTCCATCAGCATCACTGGTAAGATTTCCGCAAGTACCTGATAATTTTGTACCAAGAAGTGTTTCAAATCTAAGGGCATCCATAGTAAGACGTGGTGGTCCTCAGATGGCAAGTAGATATATAGTGGAATTTGTGTCGCCAAATGACTTAAATTCTACTGGAGAATCATTTATTACATATCCCTCTGAAGTTAATCTACCACAAAGAGCTCTAGCAACTTATACAGCAGGACAACCGGAGTCGTTGTGGGGAACCAAGCGAAAAGTTCCTGTAATGCACGAATATGATGAAGTAACCATGTCTTTCGTAATATATGAGGATTTTGCCGAAAGAAACTTTTTTGAAAAATGGATGGATTACATCATAAAT